TATGGTCATATAATGCTTGTTATAGAACTCATTAGTTTTCAATACTGCTATCTCAGCATCAGATCCTTTTACACTAGCAGCATATCTATTCAGCAACCAAAAGGATACTGACTTACGCTCGTCATCATTCATCTCATCCCAGACATTTTTGGCGCCCATATCAATAGCTGCCAAAATATCTTTTACTGGGATTTTAGTGCTTGCCATTCTTTTCCTTTAGATTAGATTGCAAAAGTCAATAATTTCAGTTTGCCTATTTACATCCTTAATAAAGAAAGCACAAAGCGGATTCTCATCATCAGTCAATGGCACAGACAATAGTTGTCCTGGCTTTAGCTTAGGGAAATACCATTTGATGTCATTGTAAAAGTTTGTAACTTTGATTTCACCATAGTCCGCCTTGTAGCTCTTTAGCGGGTTGAATAAGAACGCTTCAAAGCCTCTGTCGTTGAGACTGGTAAGTGGCATTACTTCAAGATCTTTTCCTGTGCGACTGCACCCTACGGCAATATGAAAATCAATAGGCATCATAATTTCATGTCCATTGATATCTAATACAATTGCTGAGTTACTAAATGACTCTAAAAAGATTAGAGGGATAAAATAAAAATCTGGATCAGAAGGTGTAGAGTTATCTAAAATAGAGAACCTAAAGTCTTCCTCAATCTCTTCTGGTAAATTATTCAAATCAAATGATTTATTCTCAAGTGTTAGGATTTTCATGACCAATCAACCTTTGTTATAGTAAATGGATATTGTGCTTGTTTGTAAAATTTTTTACGTTCAGTTAAGTGACGCTTGGCAAATTTACAAGTAGAAGTGAAGTCCCATATTTGAACAAAGTCTTTATCTTTTGCTTTTCGAATCCCTCTACCAATAGATTGGATCACTCGAACAAATGATTTGCCTGGCTCTATAAGAACCAAGTTGAATATTCTTGGGATGTTGATGCCAACAGCAGCGACACCATATGTAGCTATGATGACTTTGTCAGCAGCATCTTGAACTTCGTCATATGTTTCTTTTCTGTCTTTTACTTTTACGTTGCCATTGATAAACACTGAATCTGGTATAAGCTCTTGTAGCTTTTCACCTGCGGATATACGATCCACTAGAATAAGTGTGTTACCTGTAGCTCTAATATTATTGATCTGGCTTCCCAGATACTCAACCCTCTTGTCGTCAGTAACAAGATATTTGAGTTCGCTTTGATAATCACGATGTGCTACAATGTCTATCAATTGTTGTATGCTCACGTGACATTGTGATAGCACTCCTTTGTCTTGTAGTTCTTTAGCACTGATAGATCCTATGACAGGACCAATGGCAGTGTGGAGTGCTTCAAATTCAAATTTTGCTTTGGGGATAGTACCTGTTAGTCCCCATCGTATAGCAGCATTCTTTAAGTTTTGTGTAAGCAGAGATTTCAATACTTCAGCTTTTGCCTGATGGACCTCATCTACAATAATAGTTTGGACTCCATCTAAAAACTCTGCTAGTGTTATTTCTGTTTCTGGATCTCTGCTTTTCTTACCGAGGATGTTAAGACTCTGCCAAGTGCAGATGGTATGTGTCTTGGCAAGGTCCTTTCGATCACCAAAGTATACGCCGCAGTCCAGCCCGCAATTTTTGTAATCCTCTTCAGTTTGTTGCACAAGAGATTTGTTTGGTACAATGACAAGTGTTCGTCCATGTTGTTCTGCTATGTGTGAGAGTGTTGCTGTGGTAATTGTTTTACCTGCCCCAGTCGCTATTTCTTGTAACGACTGTGGATTATTTAAAAAGTTATTTATCGCTTCTACCTGGTAGTCGCGTAGTAGTATTTTATCACCCTCAGCCGGATGTCCTTTGGGCCAGCATACTCCTTGGTCCGCCCAGTATGTTTCTGTAACTGGTTGGAAGTCTAGCGTAATAGATTGTCGGTTGTCCTCGATGTCTGTGATAGAATAATTCTGTTTGGATAATATCTCAGCTATTGTGTTCAGATGATTGACGTATCCTGTACCTCCTACGCCAAAGAAAGGAATCTTGCCATCCCATCGCCCTAGCTTGTAGTGAGGGGTATGTCTAGCGTATGGTACTTCAAATTTTAGTGCGTTTGCTATTTTGCGTCTTACATCGACTGGAAGTCCTTCTAGTTTAATATTGACTTCGTCTTGTATAACAAGTTTACATGGATTCATAATACAAAGTATGGATGTGATGTTAAAAATTCATCTGAATAAGTAATAATCAAATCCGATGACTCTCTAAAGATGGTAATAGTTTTGTTAGCTGACAGTGTCATCTTCAATAACAACGAAGTTCTAGGACGCCAGTTAGATTCTAGTAGTGGTTTTGGAATTCTTTTTTGTTGATGTAGAAATACTACTTTAGTTTTTTCTGTTGGTAAATTATTTAGTTGGTGCCTTGTAATATAGTTATTGAAGTCACAGTCTTCAATTGTTTTTCTTTCTTTGCGATACATAACAGAGATTTCATCATTGTTTACGTATGGTTGCAAATAAGTATGCATTTTAGATAATATTGTCACATCAGCAACAACCTCTATTAGATAATCTCTCTGCTTGTCAGAAGTTGTAGCAAATCCGTTAGCCTTATAAAAATAACTTGATTCTCGTTTTGTCATCATTGGTACAGTAACCAGTAACGGATATCTATCTAATTCATTGATGCTGAATAACAGCTCATCTAGTCCATATTCTTTAGATGATGCAAAGCATAAGTTTGTCGTTCTTTCTAATATAGATTTAGTCATTGTTGAAAGTGATTTTTCATTCTCAATAACATCTTTAGAATCAAAATGAGATAGTCCAAGTATATTAGCAGCATCTCGATATAGATGTAAGTTGTGCAACGCTGGTTCTCCAAATTTTTCATGTGCATACTCAATCACTCTTGGATGAACATTTCGTAGCTTGTAATCATATACACCAGGACAATGACTATTATGATTAGCTTGTATGTCACACACATCATTAAAATACTCCATTAGCTGCAAATCAATTTCAAAGTCTAACTCTTTGAAGTGTGTGATGATATCTAAGGCGTTGCGTTCAGTTAGTTTGACAAAATGTGTTTTTGTTTTATTGTCGTACATTTTTTTATCTTGTACAGACTTAATAAAATCAATATGCTTTATCATTTTATTAGAAAATGGAAAGCGTATGGCTATCATCTTAGATTTGATAAGCCCGCCAAATACTGGCACTTCTCGTTCTATTACTTTGATAGTTTTTGATCGATCAATAATACGATACGGGTGACGCAGATGATCTAAGTCTTTTCTAAAGTTAGGATATTTCTTATCTAGCCAATCAGAGTATTCAAGTAGTTTAATTTTTAGTAGCTCATGCTGTCGTTCAGTCAAACCCATACCCTTTGACGATTGTCTATGTAAGCTATAGAACAATTTTTGATCAGTATCTGTTAGAATACCTTTGGTGGCTGCTACAATATCTAAATAATCTTCAATAGTCACTGGGTCCTGCGGTTCGTGAGAATCTATATCTTCTAGTCCAAATGTTATCATAAATTTTACCCTATACTTGTATTATAACATATTATAAATTAAAAGTCAAACGTTTCAGTGGGTTACCCGTAGATAATTCTTCTAGACTCCATTCTATGTAAGCCAAGTCATTCAGCCACTGTTGTCTATTTGGAGTGACTGGGTTATTAATATTATTTACATCTAAATTCGCAACAGGTTTTGCTAGACTGTAAGGTCCAGTGAAGGTTGGTATTCCGTTTAGTGCTGCCTCAATGCCTGGTGTTGAGCACCAGTTGATAACAGCATACGATGTATTTACATCGAAGTCATAGTCATCGTATGTATCACGGACTCGGCGTGGCGTTTGTAGAACAACGTTATCAGGAAGGTTTTTGTAGATAACTGGACACCGTGGATGGTTTCGTATTATTATTTTTCTATCTGTATGCTTTCGTATAGTGCTCAATACTTCATTAGTCCATGAGATTTGATGCGTTGGGCTGTTCCATTGTTGGGATAAATTGTGTTGCCCAGCTAGTAGAATTGGCCCATCGTTATGTTGCCAATCTTTTAGTGTTAGTCCTATCTTCTTTGCTCGCTTGTCATCATTGTTAGATGGACCAAAAGATCCTTTACCATTTACTCCGTTAAGGCCCATACGCCATAACTCATTGCGTTTGAGAGCGCCAACTTCTAATACGATGATAGGTTTGTTTTGTTTGACAGCATTTAACCAAATAGGTTTGTTTCCAGCCATTCTGCCTTGCCACAGCAAGCTCCATATGACATCTATGTCGCCTTTGTTACTATTGATGTATGATTTATAACCTAAACGTTTGACGCCGG